GACTCGGGCGCTGTGTGCGAGAACCATCCGGATCGCGCCTGGGGTCCGGGGTGCTGTACAGCGGCGGCGGATCTCAGCAACGCTCCGTGCGTGCACGGCGCGTGCGGTTGCGGCGCGGGCGAGCCGTGTTCTGCCTGCTGTCCTCCGGGGCCGACGATGACGATCGCGGAGGCGTTCACGCCTAGGTGGATGCGGGAGGTCTGAGAGGGCGGTAAGCGATCGAATGTACCGTTCTGGCCTTGCTGTTGGCCATGTCGACCTGGTGGTTCGGGTCTTGGAGGGTCGCTCCATCTGGCCGAGCCGCTACTCGTTCGGGAGCAACAGCCTGGCGCCTCGATCGGCCTCCCGCATCGCCGCAGGTGAGCGGGGCGACGCCTCTCGGGGTGCTGCAGAGGCAGACCACGTCGCATAGGGGCAAAACGTCACTTACCGCCCTCTGATGCCTGTCACCGACGTCCTGGTGTGGTGCGACTGCGATCACGCTCTCGACGATCATCGCTCTGACGACCCGTGTACCGGCCGGGATGCTTACGGTTTCCCGTGCGAATGCCGGTCGTTCGAGCCGATCCGGGCTGACGGGGAGGCGTGATGGGCTTCTCCCGCGACGTCCCGCTGATCGACTGGCCCGGCCTGGAAATGGCCAACCTCACCAGACTGACCGACGACATCTACTACGGCTGGCTCGACCACGAGGCCAACCCGATGTTCTGGCACTGGTGCGCCGCGCTCGCCGACGTGCCCGAGGACCGGCTGGTGTCCGGGCGTTGGGTCGCCGCCGGGACCAGCGCGCACACGCTCGTCGCCCGGGAGCCGTTGCACCTGGAGCCGTCGCTGCTCTGGTCCTGCTGCGGCCTGCACGGGTACCTCATGGACGGGACCTGGCAGCCCTGTTGACCTGTGCCGACGACGCCACCGAGAACCCGGAGCCCACCGCTTGACCGAGCCTGACGATCTGATGAAGCCCGACGACGCCTGGCGCACTCTTGACGCCCCGTTCCTGCCGCGCGAGGAGTGGCATCCGATCGCCGGGACGTGCTCGCGGTGCGGTGGCCGGGCGTGGCTCGGCGAGACGCGGTGGTGGCACGTTCAAGGCCACTGCCCGTCGCGCGGGCCCGAAGCCGAATTCCTGCCTGACCTGCCCGAGTAGCCCTCACTCCGACCGGAGTCCGCATGTCCGGCATCATCGCGTACGACCTCGCCATTCCCACCGCATCGCTGCTCACCGCGCCGCGCACCTGCTACGTCTGCGGCGGGGACATACCGAGCCTCGCAGCCTCGTTCTCGCCGCTTCGCGGTAACGCCGAGCCGGAGCCACACGCCGCCTGCCATGCCCGTGCAGCAGCAGTCCGCGCCGAGCGGGCAGCCGCTGCGGAATCGGATGCGCTCTTCCACTGGGAACAGGAGCGGACGCGTCACCCGGACTCGCCCGCGCTCCTTGCCGTGCTCGACCTGCACCGCCCCAAGCGCGGCTACGAGTCGGCCGGCTGCTCGGAATGCGAGCAGCACCACAGCTACAAGGACGTCGAACCTGTGCCGTGGCCCTGCCCGACATACATCGCTGTCCGCGACACCTGATCACCCTCACCCTCGAAAGGACCCGCATGTCCCAGCACAAGCACGCCCAGCCTCCCGCTGTGCAGCAGCAGCCGTCGGTGGGCCGCATGGTCCACTACGTGTCCCACGGGAGCCCGGTGCTACCGGACGGCTCGCAGGTGTACCGGCCCGAGTGCCGGGCTGCAGTCGTCACCGCCGTCGAGGACCCGGCGGGCGAGGCGGGCGGCGGCATCGTGAGCCTGCACGTCCTCAACCCGACCGGCCAGTTTTTCCGCCAGGGCGTGTCGCATGTCGACGCCGAGCAGCAGGTCGGCGGTAGCTGGCACTGGCCGGAACGGGTCTGACATGGCCGACGTTCCCGGCCCGGCCCGCGTACGCGAACTCGCCACCCAGTTGATCCTGCACAACGCCCGGGTCCACGACGGCGACGCCGCCGACACCCTCAGCGAGATCGCCGAGAACGAGACGTACGCCCAGGACGACACGGGCGACGCCCAGTGGAACGCCCTGATGAACGCCGTCGAGACCACGGCCAAGACCGCGCTGATCAGCGTGGCGTTCCCCGAAGCCTGACCAACCCTCATCCCGGAGTCCTGCATGGCCAAGGCGCACGCCCCAGCGTCGCTGCGCTGGGCCCGTCTCGCGTTCGGCGTGATCCGCGCTGTCGCCGCTGCCGCACTCCTCGTGTGGATGCTGCTGCAACCCCATCCCGCGCCCGCGATCACCCCGGGGCGGGTCTTCGCGCAGGTCGCGGCCGTCCTGCCGCTCTGTGTCGCGTTCGTCTTCAGTGACATGGAATACCGCCGGGCCCGCGACCAGATCCGGGACTGGCGGCGCTACAACCGCCGCCTCGGCTGACTCACCCCCACCCTCGCACCGAAAGGGCACTCCCTCATGCCCATCCGCACCTGCACGACCCGCTGTACGGATGGTCCCCGGATCGTCCCCGTCCCGGCATCGGCCAAGTCCGGCACTGCCCGACGTAAGGCCAAGCGCGCGACGCGAGCCATCTACTGGTGGACGCTGCTCGCCAACGGGGCCATCCAGTGACCGAGCTGGCGAACATCGACATCGAGGGCCTGATCCTCGACCACCTCGACGGCCACGTCCACCTGACCCAGTACTACACACAAACCCACGACGAGGCCCGCACCAAGTCCCCGTCGTGGCACTACGCGGACCACGGCGACGGCCGAGACGTCGAGCCCGAGCCACAGTCGTCCGCACCGAGCATCATGATCAACGTCTCCGGCTCCGTGATCAGCAAGCACGACCTGCGCGACGCCACCAACAAGCAGCTGTTCGGCGACTACGCGCGCCTCACCAGCCACTTCCGCGGGTAACCCACCCCCACCCCCAAGGAGTTCTGCCATGTCGTTCCTGACCGAGTTCAAGACCATCGTCACCAAGCTGGAAGCCGAGGGCCACGGCCTCGCCGGAAAGGCCAGCAACCTCTTCGGCACCACCGAGAAGATCGTGACCGGCCTCGCGAGTGAACTCGCCCCGGCCTTCGACGAGATCAAGACCGAGATTGCCGCGCTCAACGCCACCGTCGAAGCGGCCCTCGGCAACGCACCCGTCATCGCACCCGCCGGGCCCGCAGCGCCGGCCGCCGGGTAACCAGACCCACCCCAACCGACAGGAGGCGCGTCGATGGCTGTGACCGCTTACGTCTTCCCTTCGTTCATCGACGCCCTGAACTCCAAGACCGTGAATGTCACCACGGACACGCTGCAGTGCCTGCTGGTGGCGACCGGGACGTACACATGGAACAGCACCGCGAATAGCGCTGTCCACGTGCACGACTTCCTCACGGCAAACGGCACCCTGACCGAGGTGTCCGGCGGCGGCTATTCCCGCCAGACCCTCACGCCGGTCAGCACCAGTGACACGTTCTCGACCCCGCACAACTACACGAGCCTCGTCGTAGGCACCGCTCCGAGCTGGACGTCTGCGTCGTTCTCGGCCGTGTACGCGCTGTTCTTCGACAACACTGTGGGCGGCAGCGACACCACCAACCAGGTCATTGCGTACTGGGATCTCGGCGGGACCCAAACCGTCACCTCGTCCACGTTCACGCTCAGCCTGGCGACCGCGAACACCGTCGCCGACGTCCTCGTGCAATGGCAGTCCGACTGACCGCCAGGGGTAGACCATGACGATCGCCTGGATTGCCGGGACGAGCGCCACGCAGGCCACGGCCGCCACCAAAAGCGTCGTCCTGTCGGTCCCGGCGGGCATCGCCAACGGCAACCTGATGATCGTGTCCGGCGTCGTCGCCTCCAACAGCGCCACCTACACGCCCCCCAGCGGCTGGACGCTCCTGTGGTCCGTCATCAAAAGCTCCTGCAACAACTCCGCCTGGTACCGGATCGCGGCCTCCGAACCTGGGTCCTACACCTGGACCTGGTCGGCGAGCGCAATCGGCGCATGGGCGTGCGGCTCCTGGTCCGGTGTCGGTGCCACCGCCGTCGAGCAGTACTCCGCCGTCGGCGCGTCCAGCCTGTCCGGTGCCGTCACCACCCTCTCGGCGACACCCAGCCAGCCGGACTGGATGCTCGGCGCGTGGGCTGACGAGCGCGGCTCCACCACCGGCACGACCTGGACCCCGGGCGCCGGCATGACCGCCCGGATCGCCACCAGTGTCACCGGTACCGCGAGCGAGGCCAGCGTCTCACTGTGCGACACCAACGGAACGGTGCCCGCCGGGACGCCGGTGACCTACCAGTCGACGCCGACATCCGGTTCCGTGTCCACCGTCGCCGGGATCTGCGGCATCATCCCGCCGTTCACGCAACCACCCGCGCCGCCGCACGCCATCGTCCGGCAAGCCGTCGCCCGCTCCGCCGTCTACTGATCCGCGCGGAGGAGATCCAGCGTGTCCTCGCCGTCGCTGTACAGCATCGCCACTGGTTCCGTCGCACTGTCCGCGTCCGCGACGAAGTCCCTGTGGGTCATGGATCCGGTCACCAACGGCTTCTCACTCGTCGAGTTCGGCTTGTCGTTCGACGGATCCAGTGCGCTGACCGCCGTGCGCGTGGACCTGTACCAGGTCTCCTCGGTCGGCTCGCTCGCCGGATCCGCGATGACAGTCAACAAGTTCACCGACACGAACATCGGCGCGGCCACGACCACCGTCCTCGGGACCATCACAACCGAGGCCACCACGGTGACAGTCCTGAAGAACTGGTTCCTCACCCCCTACTCCGGGCTCTTGGAGATCCAGTACCCGCTGGGGCGCGAGCCCGGGGCGGGTGCCGGGCTGACGACGAACCGGATTGGGCTGCGGTGCGTGACTCCGTCCGGTGTCACGCCGAACGTGGTCAGTCATGCGGTCTGGCAAGAGTGAGGTAGAGGGTGGCACGGACCGGCCGCACGGGGGCAATCCACCCGGTCACCTGGACCAGTGCGACCCGGGCAGTCGTGGCGACACCGGTCACCGTCAACGGTGCTGTAGCGACGGTCGAGGGCACAGCTCCGGCCGGGACCGTGCACGCCGGGTGCGCGATCACGGGTGCGGTCGCCGCCGTCAAGGCATCGGCCCCGGCGAGCAGCGCCACCGTCCAGGTCCCGGGCGCTGCGGCCACGGTCAAGGTCGGCGCGCCGAGCGGCACCGTCAGCGTCACCGCCTCGGGTGCGACCCCGCATGTCGTGGTCGCTGCCCCCGCTGGCGCGGTCCACGCCGGATGCGCGATCAGCGGTACCGCAGCGACGGTGAAGGTCACGGCCCCGGCAGGCTCTGTCCAGGCCGGTGCGGTGATCGCCGGTCAGGGCGCGCACGTCACCACGGCCGCCGCACCCGGCACGGTCCGGATCGCGGCGACCGTCACCGGAGCGGCAGGCAGCGTCAAGGCCAGTGCCCCGGCCGGTAGCGTCCAGATCGCCACCGTCGTCACCGGCGCAGCGGCTGCCGTCAAGGTGCTCGCGCCCGCAGGTGCCGTGCACGCAGGCTGCACGATCGTCGGGGCTGCGGCTACAACCGGCGTCTCGGCCAGCCCGGGAACCGCCGTCGTCAGCACACCCGGGACAGCCACTGCCGCCGAGGTCCAGGCCCCCGCCGGGGACGTGCACGTCACCGCACCCGGCAGCACGGCCACCGTCGAGGTCGTCGCGCCAGCGGGCAGTGTCCATGCGGGCGCGGTTATCGCCGGCACCGCAGGTCGCATCGCTGTCGCCACGCCTGCGGGCAGCCTCCGCGCCGGAGCCAACATCGCCGGCGCGACAGCCCGTGTCACAGCCGCGGCCGTAGCGGGCATCGTCACCACCGGTGCCGGTGTCCTCGGCGCAGCGGCTACCGTCCAAGCCATCGCGCCCGCTGGATCCGTCCACGCCGGGTGCGCGCTGACTGGCGCGACCGCGCACACCGCGGCCGCTGCTGCATCGGGCTCCGTCCACATCGCCGCCACGGTGCAGGGCACGGTGGGACGGGTCGCTGCCACCGCTCCGGCAGGATCAGCCCATGCGGGCTGCACTGTCGCTGGCTCCGCCGCCTCCGTCAAGGTCTCCGCGGCGCCCGGCACCGTCCAGGCGGGCACCGTCATCGCCGGGGCCACGGCCACCACCACGGTCACTGCGGTCACCGGCTCCGTCCACGCTGCGGCAACGATCAGCGGCACCACTGCTGGCCTGACCGTCACCGCTGTTCCCGGGCAGGCCAGCAGTGGTGCCACCGTCCACGGTGCGGCCCCCGCGCTCACGGTCACCGCCGTCGCCGGGACCGTCCGTATCGGCCGGACAGTCCTCGGCGTCGCCGTCACCATCACCGTCGGCGCGCCCGCCGGAACGTCCATCACCAGCCAGATGGTCATCATTCGCGGGCTTGCCGTACGCATCACGACCACCGCACCAGCGGGCGGCGTGGAGATCGCCGCACCACCGCACCCCGTGTTCGCCGTGTCCGGGCCGCTCGACAGGTGGACTGCTTCGACCGGCCCGGACCGATGGCCGGTACGCGATGGCACTGGACGCTGGGGAGCGGCCCCCGCCGGCAGCAGATGGACAGGACGGCCGGACGCGGGGCGCTGGCAGGCAGACGAGGAAGGCTGACCCGTGAGTGCACAGTCGTCCCTGTCGCTGCAGTACGTGCCGTTCCAGGTGCTGCCCAGTGCGTTCGGTCCGATCGTCAACCCAACGTCGGATCCGGTGCAGTTCGCGTTCACACTCGGCGGTGCCGACCCCGCTGTCTGGTATGCGGGGTCGTGGGCGGGAACGACTGCGCTGCTCAATGGGGCTTATACCGCGCTGTGCCTCGTCGGGCCCGGCGGCACCGTCGCCCTGCCCCGCGGTACGTATTCGACGTGGATCAAAATCACCGACAGTCCGGAGATTCCTGTCATCGGCGCCGGGCAGCTCCAGATCACCTGAGGAGGCACTGTGGCCCAGCAGTTCGAGCATCAGCCCGGCGACGGTCACGTGTGCGAACGCGCACAGGAGCACTGCACGCACTGCTGCGCGCGCCTCGTGCCCGCCGACGATCCGGCGGCCATCCACGCCGACCCCATCGCCAGTGTGCGCACGGCGTGTGAGTACATCAAGCAGCAGTACACCGGCCCGCAGCCCGCACACGGCTACGGCGGGGGTGCGCAGTGAACAGCAGCCCGCCGCCGGTGGTGGACATGCGCACCGCTCTCATCAGCGCGCACGAGGTGTTCCTGTCGGCCCGCGAGGCGGGATTCACCCGCGGGCAGGCCCTGTACCTCGCGGCGTGCATCCTGTGCGGCGGACCCCGGCCGCCCCAGAGCGCCGAGCCCGGCGACTGACACCAGCCCGGGGTCAATCCGCCGTTCCAGATCCCAACCACCAGACGGGGGCTGACATGTCCCACCAGTCCCGCCGCGCCGATCTCGCCTATGTCGCCGCCCGGCGCGCCAAGCTCGTCGCCTACCGCCGGCAGAAGCGGCCCTATGGCGAGATCTACGAGGAACTCGGCTACGGGTCGGAGAAAGCGGCGACCAGGGACTTCTCCCGCGCGCTGCAGGAGTCCATCGCCGCGCGGGACACCGAGGTCGAGATCTACCGGGAGGAGCAGCTCGTTGAGCTGGAGTACCTCGCCGAGGAGATCCACAAGATCTTCCGCGCCGACTACTTCCACGTGTCGACGAGTGGACGCATCGCCGTCCATCCAGACACCGGCGAGCCGCTCCTGGACAAGGGGCCGAACCTGGCCGCCGCCGACCGCCTCCTGAAGATCAACGCTCAGGTCGCGAAACTCCGCGGCATCGACCAGACCATCAAGATCGAGGGTGCCTTCACCATAGATGCCCTCAACCAAGCAATCACCGACGCTCAGCAGCAACTCGCCGCTTTTGGAAGCGAAACTGGCGAAACTGCTGAAGCTGAGGCGGCTGAGGACTGAGCTCCTCGAACGGCAACGGGCCGCGCGCGGACCGCAGCCCGCATGGGACACCCCCGGCGACCTCGCTGCGCTCGTCGACCGGACAACGGTGCAGACCCCGGCGCTGGACCTGATCGACCGCGAGATCGTCTGGGCGTACTCAACCCCTGGGGCGCGGCTGATCATCAGCATGCCGCCGCAGGAGGGCAAGTCCTCCCGCGTCACCAAGATCGGCTCGCTGTGGGCGCTGACCCGCGACCCCGAGCGCCGCATCGCGATCGTCTCGTACTCCCAGCCGCTGGCCGAAGGCTTCGGGCGCGAGGTCCGGAACTGGATCACCAGCAACGACGGCGACGAAGACACCTTCGACATCGGCCTCAAGGTCGCCCGCGACAACGGCTCCGCCAAGCGGTGGCAGCTCGACGGGCACCGCGGCGGCATCGTCTGTGTCGGCATCGGCGGCGGCCTCACCGGACGCCCCGCCGAAGGCCTGGTCATCGACGACCCCTTCGCCGACGCAACCCAGGCCGACTCCGCTTACTTCCGCGACCGCGTCTGGAAGTGGTGGCAATCCGTCGGCACCCCCCGACTGGCCCCCAGCGCCCCCGTCATCCTGATCAACACCAGGTGGCACGAGGACGACCTGGCCGGCCGGTTCCTCGCCGCAGAAGACGGGCACCGCTGGCGGGTCATCAACATCCCCGCCCTTGCCGACCACGATCCGGCCAAAGGCGAGTCCGACCCGCTCGGGCGCGAACCGGGCGAATGGCTCACCTCCGCCCGCAGGCGCACCGAGGTCGAATGGGAAGCTATCCGGATCCAGGTCGGTTCCCGCGTCTTCAACGCCCTCTACCAGGGGCGCCCGTCGCCCGATGTAGGCAACGTGTGGCAGCGCCCTTGGTGGCGTCGCTACACCACCCCGCTCTGGTCCCAGCACCCGACCGTTCCCGGCGGGTACTGGGTCGACGAGTGCGACGAGCTGATCATGTCGTGGGACATGACGTTCAAGGACACCAAGGCGTCCGACTACGTCGTCGGCCAGGTCTGGGCCCGGCGCGGGGCATCCGTCTACCTGCTCGACCAGGTCCACAAGCGGCTCAGCTTCACCGAGACCCTGGTCGCGTTCAAGGCCATGGTCGCCCGCTGGCCGCAAGCGACCGCGAAGTACGTCGAGGACAAGGCCAACGGCACCGCGATCATCGACACCCTGCGGTCCGCCATCCCCGGCATCGTCGCGATCAACCCCACCGAGAGCAAGTACGCCCGCGCCAACGCCGTCGCACCGGTCGTCCAGGCCGGGAACGTGCTCCTCCCGGAGGCGGCCATCGCGCTCTTCGACCCCGAAGCCCTGATCGACGAAGCCGCTGCGTTCCCCAACGGCGCCCACGACGACCAGGTCGACGCCACCAGCCAGGCCCTCGCACAGTTGCTCCTTGACGGAACCGGCGCACAGGCCTGGATTGCACACGCACGCCGCAAGGCCGAAGCCATCGCAGCCGCCAAGGCCGCCACCGCAGCCCCAGAGCCAGTGCCCGCCCCGGGCGAACCCGAGGACCCTGTCGCGGCACGCCAGCGCCTGCGCAACGCAGCTCACCGTCAGCAGAACCGCAGGTAAGGGGGTCCGCCCGCATGGGTGTCCGCTCCCGGCTCGCGAAGGTTTTCGGCACGAGTGCCCCCGCCAGCGTCCTCGCAGGGCAGGCTGCTTCGGGCATGACGCCGTCGACCCCGTTCGGGCCCGGTGCGCCGATCGGCCCGTACGACGGCTTCTCGCGGACGCCCCGTAGCCAGAATTTCACGCCCGGCTACAACATTTCCGCGCGGCCCCGCTCCCACGAACGCGTGGGCTTCGAAACGCTGCGCGGCCTCATCGAGGCATACGACATCGCCAGCATCTGCATCTGGCACCGCATCGACTCGATCCGCTCCCTGGAATGGTCGCTCGTCGCATCCGAGGCACACGAAGGCGACATCTCCGATGCCGTCGCGACCGGCATGGCCGCGCTCAAAAAGCCCGACCGCCAGACGCCGTTCAACACATGGCTCGGCTCCTACCTGTTCGACATCCTCGCGTACGACGCAGGCACCCTGTCCCGGATGCGGAACCGGGCCGGCCGCACGGTGGGCCTGCGCGTCATCGACGGCACGACGATCGCCCCACTGCTCGACGAGTGGGGCAACACACCCGAGGCCGACGCCCCGGCGTACACGCAGTACGCCAACGGGCTGCCGTGGAACTCGCTGAGGACCAAAGACCTGATCTACCAGCCGTTCCGGAAGACCGCGAGTTCGCCGTACGGGCACGCGCCGATGGAGTCCGTCCTCCTCAACGCGAACACCGACCTGCGGTTCCAGGCCTACTTCCTGCAGCGCTTCACGGAGGGCAATTTGCCCGCCGCGTTCGCCAGCGCACCCGAAACGTGGACCCCGGAGCAGATCGAGGACTTCCAGGAAGCCTGGGATGCGATGCTCCTGGGCGATCAGGCCGTCAAGTCGCAGGTCAAATGGATCCCCGGCGGCAGCAAGTTCGCGTGGTCAAACGAAAAAGACTTCAACGACGTGTTCTCCCTGCACCTCATGCGGAAGACCGCCTCCGCGCTGTCTGTCGTGCCCTCCGACATGGGCTTCACCGAGTCCGTCAACAAGAGCAGCGGCGAGAGCCAGTCCGATGTGCAGCACCGCATCGGAGACGTGCCGATCGCCAAGCACGTCGACGACATTCTCAGTTCGTTCCTGCAGGATGACCTCGGCCTGCCGCTGAAATTCCAGTTCGACCTCGGAGAGGAGCAGGACGACCGGCTCGCGACCGCGCAGGCCGACGACATGTACATCAAGAACGGCGTCATTGGATCCTCCGAGGTCCGCGAACTGCGCTTCGGCAAGACCGAGCCGGGCGGCCGCCCCGTCCCCCGGTTCATCTTCTCGTCGCGGTCGGGCCCGATCCCGCTGTCGTCGCTGTACGCGGTCGCCGGACCCGTCGACCTGGACACCGCGGCGCCCGAACCCGGCGCGCCACTCCCACACACCGCGTTCGACGGCGTCGAAGGCACCCAGCCCTCCCCGCCGCTGCCGACGATTCCCCTCGCCGAACAGGAGTACGGCCCGTCCGCGATACCGCCCGCGGTACCTGTCGCGAAAGACGGCGAAGCGGGCTGCGCCCCGACCGCAGGCATCACGTCCGCGACCGGCATCACCGGCTACGACCTCGTCGGCCACCACCGCGACGGAGACGAAGAAGAGGAAGCCGGTCTGATCAAGGCCGAACTGACGGCCTACCGCTCGTTCTGCAAGGCCCGGCGCCGCACCGGCAAATGGCGCGACTTCCAGTTCCGCGTCGTCGACCCCGTCCGGGCGCACCGCCTCAACGACGCGGGCAGGCTCACGGTCCGCAAGGCCGCGGGCGACACCGCCGTCGCCGGGCTCGCCGTCCAAGCCGCCGACACGGGGCGCGTCCTGATGCTGCAGCGCGCCCTCGACGAGGACGACCCCGCCTCCGGCACCTGGGAAATGCCGGGCGGCCACATCGAGGATGGCGAGAACACCCTCCAGGCCGCGGCCCGGGAATGGTGCGAAGAGACCGGCCTGCCGCTCCCCGACGGACAAAGGACCGGCACCTGGGTCAGCCCCAACGGCATCTACGAGGGCATCGTGTGGACGATCCCGCGCGAAGACGCGGTACCGCTGGACAGCGACCGGGATCAGATCACGAACCCGGACGACCCCGACGGCGATACCGTCGAGGCCATCGCCTGGTGGGATCCCGCGCAACTGCCCGGCAACCCGGCCGTACGCCAGGAACTCCTCGACAACATCGACGCGGTCATGGCGGCACTGAGCTGCACGCCGGTCGTCAAGGCCAGGGCCGAAGACTGGCCTGGATGGTCGCACGACCTGGACGCGTCCGCGCACTGGGCCCCCCTCATCGCAGGCGCGTTCACCGGGGCGCTCACAACCACGCGAGCCGAACACCTGGCCCGCGACTACGCCGGCCAGCCCGCACCCAGCGACGACCAGGGTGACGATGCGGCCACCGCCGCAGCCCTCACCTGGCTCACCGCCCAGGGTCTGGACCTGGCAGCACCCCTCGCCGAAGTCCTCACGGGCGTCTACACCGACGGCTACCTGATCGGCGCCGTATCCGCGCAGGCCACCGTCGACGGGCAGTCCCCGGACTTCGGGGACTGGACGCCGGGCGACACCGCCAAGGCCAAGGACCTCATCGGCCAGCGCGGCACCGACGGCCTGACGAAACTTCTCGGTACCGTGCCGACCGCCTCCCGCGCCATGGCTGCCACGAAGCTCAAGGGCCTCGCGAAAGTCCTCCACGGGGGCGTCAAGCGCGGCGACCCGCCGGCCGTCATCGGCACGGCACTGCTCGCGGTACTCAACGGCCTGTCCGGCGCACTCGCCATCGCCATCACCGAGATCACCCGGGCATCGGGCGCCGGAGCCCTGTTCGCCTATCAGGAGAACCAGGTCGGTCAGACGCGCTGGATCCTCGACCCGAGCATAGGCACGTGCGCCGCCTGCATCGCCAACGCCGCCGCGAGCCCCATGCCAACCGGCGCGCAATATCCGTCCGGGGACACCAGTCCGCCCGTGCACACCCGCTGTCGCTGCGCCCTCGGGCCGGCGTAATGACGAAGGGGGTGGGCATGGACGACCCGGTTCCCGGATGGGAGGGCTCGCAGGGGCCGTTCCCGGAGGAGTACAACGACCCGCACGTCTACGCCCGCAACATCCGCTCCGGTGCCGGGAACTGCGTATGCGGCGCAGCCCTTGGCGACGAGCTGCATGTGCAGGCCGCACCCGGTGTGGACATTCCCGACCGGCACCGGCAGGTCCGAATGCTCGGCAAGTCCGCCGTGCCCGACAACCCCCAGCAGTTCATCCTCGGCTTGGCCTACCAGGCGGGCCAGGACCCGCGGATTGCCAAGGGCGCAGATGGGGCCAGGGACTTTTTCACGGCCGAGGAGCTCGAAAAGGCGTGCTGGAGTTTCCTGCCTGGCGGGGCGTCCGTGGGCCTGTTCCACGGCCCCGACGACTCGATCGGCCACGCCACGGTCGTCGAGTCGTATGTGTACAGGGGCCCCGACTGGGAGCAGCCCGACGGGTCGTTCATCAAGGCCGGGGACTGGCTCATCGGGACGATCTGCGACGACGTCGCCTGGAGCCTCGTCAAGTCCGGCCAGGTCACCGGCTTTTCCCCGCAGGGTGTCGCCCGGCGACGAACCCGTAGACGCGTCAGGAGCACCGAATGACCGACCCCATCGACGACGAGTGGACGGAAGCCGTCGACGCCGACATCCCCCGGGTCGAGGTGGTGGG